GCCCACGTCAGCGAAGAGATCAAACGCGAGTGGAAGTCCACCGACGTCCACCTCCTCCCATGGCAGGACTACCGCCTCGGCGACTGGATCATGGTCGAGCGCCTGGCCGGGATGGAACGCCTCCAGGTCGTCCAGATCAGCGTCACCTGGAAAGACGGGGCCGTCGTAGGGCACACAACATTCGGGACCCTCCTCGACTCCCTCCTGGGCCGCCTCACCAAGCGCACCAAAGGCATCGTGGGCCTCGCGACCACCCCCACCGGCCAGCGCCCAACCCCAGAGGTCAAGAAGAACTGGCCACACAAACCGGGAGGCCTAGTGGTCTCCTCCCAGGCAATCATCCAGGCCAACGGGTTCCCCGCAGCCATGGCATCACTATCCTGGGCCCCAGTCAGCACAGACACCCAGAATGTCGCAGTAGAAGTCACCGGCTATGAGATCGCTGTCTGGCAGGAGGGCGTCAACGCGGGACCCTCGTACACCACCAGAGAGAACAGCGCAACCGTTGGACCATTCCCTCCTGGTTCCGTACAGCGCTTCTGGGTGAGGGCTACCAACAACGACGGCGTCGGCAACTGGAGTGACGAAATCAAGGCCACGATGGCCTCCGACGCCACTCCCCCTCCAGTCCCCTCAAGGCCAATACTGTCGCAGACACTCGGAGTTCTCAATATCTACTGGGACTACTCCGGAGCGCAGCGAGAGAACATGCCTCTCGACTTCCTCGGAGTGGAAGTGAGCGTCCAGCACCCAGGCCGCCCTGCCGCCAAGGTAACGGACATGCCAACCCCAATGCAGCGCACAGCAATCGCCGGCCTCGAAATACGAGACTACGAAGTGCGCCTGCGGTCCTATGACCGCTCCGGAAACCGGTCGGAATGGTCTGCGCCTGCAACCATCACCCTCGAGCAGAACATCGACGCCGACGCCATCGCCAAGAAGGTCGAAGAGAAGCTCGCCGGCTCCGACGCCATGCAGAGGGCTGCCAGAGAAGGTACGCTGAAGGAAATGAAGCACCTTACCGAAGCGATGACGCAAGTCGCTACCAGCCTTGTCGACGCTGGCCCCATTCCCCCGGATGCAGGTAAGATAGGTGCGAGCATCTGGGTCGCCCCCGACGGTCGGGTATTCGTCCTGAGAGCAGAAGGAGATCGTTAATGCAGCCATATGTAGCCACAAAACAGTGGAAGGATGGTTTCGGTGCAGGCGAGACGCGCATTACCGCCTCCGACCTGACGAGGATTGAGGCCGGGATCAGCGCCGCCACCCAAGGTGTCACCAACCTCGAGGGCCGCGTCTCCACGCTGGACTCCACCACGGCCACCAAGATCCAGCAGGCGCAAACGGCAGCCACTGACGCGGCTAGCGCCCTCTTGCCGGTCGGCACGATCATCATGTACGCCGGGACTACCCCGCCAACAGGCTGGGTAACCTGCAATGGGCAGCTCCTAGAGCGAAACACCTATCAGAAGCTCTTCCAGATCCTCGGCACCGTATATGGGAACACCACAAACTCCAACTTCCGCGTCCCGGACATCAGGAACCGCTTCCCAGTAGGCGCCGGCGACGCCTACTCTGTCGGCGCCACCGGAGGTGTCGCAACTGTCGTCCTCACTGTCGCCCAGATGCCATCACACACGCACGGCGTCACCGCAGAGAAATTCTCCCAGGGTGTTGGCCTCTACCAGTCCAACCTCGGTGTCGGGTCCGGTTGGCAGTCGCTCTCCACAACCGAGGCAGGCTCCTCCTCTGCCCTCATCACCAAGCCGGTTGGTGGCGGCCAGGCCCACGAGAACAGGCCGCCTTTCATGGCATTCACCTTCATCATTAAGGTCTCCTGATGACGGGGCCCACAAACCCTCAGGCCGCCGACCCGAAAGCTCGCGGCGGTCAGTACGTCACCTCCCCAGGCTTCGCCTCACCAGGTCACTCCACTCCGAGCCACTCCCGCACCGCCCCAGACTCAACAATCGTCTACTCCCCCAAAGGCTGGAAATGGGAAGAGGCGGGAGACGACTATAGCCTCGCCGTCTCCAAGGTCGCCGGAGCAGCCATCGAGTCGTCAGTCCGAAGAATGCGTACAACATTCGGACAAGTGTTCTACATCAAGGGGACCGCAGAATCCAGGCCACCATTCAATGGAGAAGCCGTCGGAGACACCTGCAGGATCCAGGATGCCATTACTCTTGACATCGTCGCAGAGTGGCGCTGGACAGGGGTCGCCTGGGAGAGAATGCAGGTCGGCAACCAGCAGATCAGCAACCTTGACGTAGGAAAGCTCACTGCCGGCTCTGCAAGCATCAACGAGCTCGCTGCCCGCAAGATCGCATCAGACGTAGGACGCTTCCTCGAACTCACTACCGAGCAGCTCACGGTAACTGGAAACGCAAGCTTCGTTGACCTCACCGCCCGCCATATCTGGACCAGAATTGTAACAGCCCAGCAGGGCGAGTTCGAGCAGATCAAGGCAGGCATGATCGCCGCCAACGCCATCTCCGCAGACAATATCCAGGCCGGCGCCCTCAATGGCCAGGTCATTACGGGTGCAACCATCCAGACGTCCGCAGCGCCCAATCGCGGTCTTAAGATCCACGACGACGGTATGCAGGTCTATGCCAGCGACGGGTGGAAGGCGCTCGATATCAACGCATGGAGCGGAGACATTGAGATTAACGGGCGCATCGGCCGCCGCGACACATGGTCGGAGGTTTATTTCAATGACATCGTTGCTCGCGACACCAAGACGGACGTATCCAATGGCTTAAAGCATGGCGTCGGCCTATCGTTCAACTCGCTGGAAGATGACTGGTGGCCGGCAACAATTTCTCTCAACAAGAACTCCACGGGGACGCCGACCCTCCGGCTGCAGGGCGCGATATCTAAGGCCCAGTCCTACTACTCGCCGTACCTGTCTATCAGTCAGGATGCGATCGCGATGTATATGCCACAGGGCAACTCTTCGTTCACATTCACTTCCGGCGGTATGAGCATGGGGACTGGCAGGATGTACATGTGGCTGAATGATCAGGGTTTCTCGTTAGGCAAGAAGACGGACAATAAGGTGCGCCTTCATGTCAGTGTCGACTCATATTATGTTCGACCTCTCAACTGGGATTCCGGTGGCCTGTGGGGCAATAATACTGGTGTTGGTATGGATTACTCCAACAGTAAGCAGGTCTGGGTCGGACCGAATGGTACCAACATGGTTGGTGGCAAGACATTTGCTATGCTCGTCCCGGTAGAGTCAGCTAAGCGTGGCGGAAAGTATCTGACTCACCGTTGTACCGAGTCACCGTATGATGGTCTTGAGTACTGGGAGAACTTCACGCTTGATGACAGTGGGCGTGCGACATGGAATCTTCCGGAGTATGTTCCGTGGATCGCGTCGGAGCGCTCGCCGTGGATCGCGTTAGCATCGAATGGGGCCACAGCTCATCTGGTTCGCGGCGGCTACGGTCCTGGAGGTTCCGCCTGGAGTGTTGAGATCTCCGGCCAGCCTGGCACAACCGTGTCCGTCCTTGTTAAGGGCGCGCGCCGCCTAGACTCGGAAGTTGGCGCTGACGGGGAACCCATCTTGGAAGACCGAGCTGACGATGACCTGTGGATCGAGAGGCCAAATATGTCACACGGGTTCTTCGGAGCAACCCCTCCCCCTAGGCGCCCTGATCCGATTGTTGACGATACACTAGAGGGGACAAGCATCGGCCAGAAGGAAGATAATAGCCATGATTGACAGTGAGAAGCCTCAGGTAGACGCCGTCGACGTCATCAATGCCCTGACCGTCGAGATCGCGACTTTGACCAGGCGCGCCGTCGTGGCGGAACAGCGCGTCGTCGCCCTCGAGGCTGAGAAGGAGAACAAGTGAGCGTAGGAACCGTAACAGCCGCGCAGGCCCGCTATCTGGCAGACGTGGCCAACATCGGCTACAGCCAGCCTGAGCGCCGATCGTGGTTCGCGAACGCGGACGAGCTCGGCTACGTGACCACCGCCCAGAACGCGGACTGCTCGTCCCTGGCTGCAGGCTGCGTGGCCTACGGCCTCCATGTCGCCTACGGAGTGCCGTGGGGTCATACGGCCCTGCCTGAGATTGACGACCTGTGGACCGGAAACCTCCGCGGAGGCCTGGAG